GAGGCTATAGAAATAAGCTTTTTAGCAATATCTAAATCTCCATTATGGTTAATACCTATTTCCGCTATTATCTTGGTGTTCATAAATTCCTCACTACAAGATCATACAGTCTTGCCTTAACAAAATCATTTTCTTCAACTTTTAAAGCTTCGTTATACAATCTGATCTTTTCTTCTTCTTCACTTATTAGATCAGCAAGTTTTATATATGGCCAAGCTTCTGTGGGTTCGTTCTCTAAACACTTGTAAAAATATTGTTTTGCAGATTCTATTTCTTCAATTGATTTGTTAGGATCAACTTGTTCGTTATCGTCAAAACCTAATTTCATAGCTTTTAAAGCTAACATTATCCATATATTCATCCTAAGTTCCTACATTAGAGAGTATCAATGGTGTGAGCAGTCAACCTTTTATACTTAGTATACCCTTTTTGGATAAATATCAACATAATATTTCCAATCAAAATCTATTGGTAATAGACTGTTTACGTTCTTAATCATTCTTTTTCTATACTGTAATTATCAATAATTCTATATTTTTGTTTAGTAATATTCTCTAAATGATACCATGTTATAGTAGAATTTTGAATATCATAATAGCCATAAATATTTGGGTCTTCTAGTAAATAACAATCATTATTGTATGTATGAACCATGCTAAAATACTGTTTGTTTGGAGCTTTGGGATTATTAATTTTTACAATTTTATGATCAGCATGAATAAAATCTAAGTTTTGATATGTATTTACATACCCAAAAATTCTTTCCATAGCGTGGGAATACGTACCTTTCTTCCTATCATCTACTTTGCCTGTTTCATTATATAGCAAATCTAGGATGGTGTCAATATTTTTGCTGATATGTTGTTCGAATATTTTGGTTTTGCCCATAAACATATTACCAGCAGGAAACTTAGAGTTTTTTACTGTATTATAATCTATGCCTATTTTTGCGCATATCTCTATGATTTTATTCCTATTTTTATATTCTCTATTTCCCATCAATAAAACTTTATTAGAAAGCAATCCTGCATTTTTAGTGTTTAGCAGTTTTTGCAGATTGGCTAGGAATATTTCTTTTGATCCTATAAGATCGTTAAGCAGCATGGTCCTCCAGTTTATGCGTCCTTTAAAGCCCCAATAGCTTTTTTTAGAATGAAGCTTTATAAAAACTGGTTCTTCTATAGATTTAAGCTGATTTAAAAAAGGAGCAACATCAGCCCCGTAGTTTTGGTGGAAAGATACCCTATAGTCAAAGTCTGCAAAATCATTAATATTATTATGATTATCTTTACATAATCCTATATATAATCTAATATATTCAGCTAGAGGTAACAACAATTGTTTGAACTCTGGCCACAGATCAGTATGGTACAAATACAGACAAACTGCAACATCTCTCATGTTTGTTAAATAAAAGTTTCTATAGTATGTTAGTATATATCAATTGTTTATCGAGATCTAATGACCAGATATGCTATGGTGAATATGTGTAGCCAAAATAGTAGCTGGGATCATCAAATCGTTCATTATATTTGCTCTCTATATCATTTATAGTTGGAGTATTTTTAACATAAAGATTAGAAAGTGAATATTGACCAGTTCTTGAGCAAGAAACGATCAGGGTTCCATTTTTAATAGGATTGGCCGATTTAGCTTTTATAATATCGATAGCCATAAAATTTCTCCATTTTATGATAAATAATCTACTATAAGATTACACCAGTTCTATCTTTCTATTCTATCTTCTAGCGCTTCTAGTGTTTTTCCCAATGTAGCAATTTGAACCTTTAATTCATTCATAACTTCTGTATTTCTTTGTAAAGCCATAGCAAAAGCAGCTTGGCTTTCTTTGTTATTAGCTAATCTTTCCATAATAAATTGTCTATCATGGATATAGGGGCTTTGAGTTTCTATCATATGGGCTACTTCTGCTCTAGTTGCCATATTTTTACCTATAGTCATCCAGAACCCTATCATCGTTACAATAATACCTATGCTAGTGGTAGCTAAGTTTTCCCAGAAATGAATTATAGTTTCTGGCATAATAAACTCCTATTATCAGAAATAATGTAATATCAAATATATATACACTACTAAATAAAAAAAGAACCAGAGTGTTACTCTGGCTCTTCTTTTAGAATGAAATTATAAATATTATTTAGCCGTTTTTGGTTGAATAGTTTTGACTTGTTGGTACGCGACTACCAGATCTAAATACTAGCTTGCCTGGGGCACTTCTGGTGGGGCTAGCAGCATTATCTGTACCTGGAGTTTCTACAACAGGCGTAGGAGCCGGACTATACTTTCCTGTGTAAAGATTAAAATAGCCTGCTCTAAAAGCTGTTGATGTGCCTTCCGAAACATAGTATTCTCTTTTATTAATACTGCGAACCTGAGAAGGAACACCAGCACCACTCAACAATACAGAATTACTAACTGTTGATAATGAGGTGGTAACTCTACGAGCAACAGGCTTTTGATTATTGTAAGCAAAGACGCCTCCAGCAACGGCTGGATCAGTGGCTGTTCCGTCTACTACTGTAGAAGCAAAAACACCAACATCATTAACGCCAATAGATATGTTACTAAGTACTGTAGATGAGGCTCCTGCTCTTTTAGCCGATCCTCCTCTATTTTTAGTTGAAGACACAGTTACTGCTGAACCATTTTGCTGAATTGTTGACATAATACTCTCCATTTATCTAGATTGATGGCCATTTTAAGGTAGCATTATCTTATACACCTAAATAAATTAGAAACTTAAGACTTCATTATTGATTATAAAATAAATTTAAGCCATTAATAGAATTTACACGAAATCCATAAATTTGAGAATTTTTGACCACTTTTACTTGAGCATCATTCCATAAATTACCATTAGAAATAATATTGATATCTGGTACTTTTTTATTAATAAGAGCAGAAGCTAATAAGTTATCATTGATATCGTCTAATAAATATCCAGTAGAAGGATATATAATATTAATACCTAAATCTAATAGTATTTGAGCAATTTTATATAATAATTCATAAGAATATTGTCTATATTCTAATATATATCGTAATTCTACTTTATTAGAGATGCACAAAGCTAAGGTTTGTCTTATATCTTCTCTAAATTTATCATATTTTCTATTACATAAAAAGTATGCTGGACACACTAATTCTATAATATCCGCCCCCTGTTTAATAACAGATTCTGTAGCAATAAGTCTAGCTTTGGTATCTAGAATACCTAGAGGAAAATCTACAGGGCTACTAATTCTAGTAGTGGTACTTAATATTTTAGCTGTTTTTATATATTGTGGAAATACAGATATAACACTGGGCTTAAATTTGATGGCTCCAGTTATAGTATTTGTGATTTCTGTTTCATTAGCAGCTACATCGTAACAGGCGTATTCTATGTTCATTATTTTTTGAGAGACTCTATATTAGGATATTTTTTTTCGCCCAATATACCATCAGCAAAGCCGTAGGCTACAGCCTCCTCAGCAGTTAATATCCAATCATATTTATTAGCCAATTGAGACTGAATATGTTTTCTGGCCATCATTTTTTTCCAATTTTTTTCTTTCGCCATATTACTTTGCATACACCTATCTGTGAATATGTCTATCATTTTTTCACATTCTCTTTCGTTCCACTGAACGTTACTAGAGGCCGCTTTGCTATGCTCACTATCTAAGCTAATAGAACCATAGTGAATTAAAATATTAACATTAGGCATTAAAATACGGGTTTTAGCTGCTTGGAAAATGACACTACTAGAAGATTGAACTTTTCCATAAGCAAGAATTGTAGTTTTAGCTTTAGAAAATCTTATAGTATCATATATAGCTAAGCAATCTTCCCAATCTCCTCCTGGCATATGCATATGTATTAATATAGGATCACTAGAGAGTTGATTTAGATATCTAATATTTTTTTCAAAAGTAATCGCTGAACGATAGTCAACCCCAGGCTCTATATCCGCATCACTTACGTAAGAATGTAAAAATAGTTCTCTGTATTGTACATCTAGACCATATGAATGAATAGAATATAATTCAGAATCATTATTAATATTTGTTGGTGTTTTATTTGTCATTATTTAGTAGTCCATAAACTCTGGAATTAATATCTCTCATAACAGATGAATCATCAAAAACTTTTCCAACAGCTATACGAAATCTATATCTCGTAAAAATATCTAATGTTTCTACTCCGTCAGTTTGTTCAATAGTATCTACGACATTTTTAGTTAAATCAAAATTAGTATGACCAACCCAAAAATTAAAAATTTTACTACTAATAGTATTATCATTCATAGGGATAATACCCATAGGAGTTGCTATAACTCTTATTCCAGACTTCAAAATAGATGCTGGTGGTTCGGGTTCATCGTTTGCACTTTTAACCGAATCCATATCGTTATCATAGTCACCTAAATAAGGATCATAATCTTTATCATCCTCATCTCTACCAAATGGATCTATCCACTTTTGCCAAGTAATTAAATATGTATTATTTTTATTAGTCATAATTGGATAGCAATACCTTGCTGTGACAACAAAGCCCTCTTATAGTAAAAGAAGCCACGACAAAATCAATGATTTTGAGTGTTAAAAACAGAGGTTGGCCTAATTAGAGGCCTAGAATGACTAGATAATCTGTCTAGCTCATTTTCAAGTATACTATAAAAAGCTAAAACATTATCATAAAATAATTTATCATTAAAATTAGAACTATTTTTATATTCTGTTTTAATAGTATTGATTAGTTTTTCTTTAAATAGTCTTGTGTGTGTATATAAAAGAAAACTAGCGTATTGTTCAGCCAAATCTATAATTATTTGGCTATTAATATCTGTAAGATTAGGTTTTAGTAAATTAATACCAACATCAGCATCATTTAATAGATTAATATGTAAAGCCATATTAGTAGACTGGCTATTAATACTATGTTCAGTGATTGGCTCTTCTTTTTTGCTAAATAAGCAATGAAAGAATTGCTTTAATGCCCGGAGAAAGATTAACATTATTTAAGTCTACTGATATTAGATGTCCATATTTGACTGATGTTTGATAATTTACGAATACTATATAGTAGATATATAAATTATTATCAACAACTTCGATGTCTGCAAGCTTTGTCTTATTAAGACCAGATATGTTATCTGTTAATGATCTTTGCAGCACTAGATTGAGATGTTCTGATATATTACTATTAGTTTCTAACTGGGTACTAGGTAAATCCAGTTCGCTCTCTTTTAAAGATAAGATTCTGTGTTTACCTTGATCTGGAACAAAAACCAGAACGATTGGCTTAAGATAAACAAACATCATACGACCTAATAATTTCTATTGCTCTTTTTATATTTTGTCGTACTGCTTCTCTAGACACACCAAATTGCTTTCCTATCTCTGATAATGTTTTGTCTTCTAAATAATACATACGTATTTGTTGTTTTTGCTTATCAGACAAAGAACTATTACTAAATAGTATTTCTATCGTTTTGGTTAGATCTTCTTGATTTTCCTGATCTATCAAAATATCTAGAGGATCCAGTGCTTTTTCATCTTTGATATTAGAGTACATAGCTGTTTTAGATTCTTTATCATCAAAATCTAAACTAATATCATTCTTTTGCTTTTTATATTTATTAGTAATATAGGTTTTGATAGCCCATATAGCACACTGATTCCTATACGAATAAAGTGTTTTTTGTCCACCTTCCTTGCCTTTACGCTCTGGATCAAATCTCCAATCAGCGTACATAATAGCAGTTGCAACATCCGAGACGGCATCATTATTTTTCAACATTTCTGCTGATAAGCCATTATAAAATCTTGGACAAAATTTAACAATGGTTTTCTTTGCTAGATTAATATACGTATCCAAACTGTCATAATCTCTGTTCATAGATTCATATATCCTTTAATATTAAGTCCTAAAAAATATCTGATTATCAGATATCTTTACTTGTCTTTTTTGGTTAATTTATTCCACTGTTCAGGATTTGGCCTGTCTTTATCTCCGGGTTTGGCCGGACGATATTTTTTGCCCATACGTTCCTTTTTACGTCTGATGTTTTCCCAAAGTCCTGGGCGATCACTGCCAGAAATATTATCGGCAGCGTCTGAAACAAACATGACAAAATCGTGAATGGTACGCATGTAATCTTCTGTAACAGCGATCTTACCCTGTAGCCAGCTCTCTGTCAAGTTTTCCGCAACAGAGGGATTTTCTAAAGAAGATAAAATATTTTGAGCATGTGTCATGATAGCCTTTAAAGATCCTACACTCATATTGTAGAAATCTTTCTTGTATTCATTCATTTCTTGCTCTATGGTCTCTACTTCCATTTCTTCTATCTCAAGAAAATCTCCGTCTTCTGCTTTGCTATTTCTAAGCTCTTTAAGTTTTCTTTTTATTGTTTCTAGCTCTAGTTTATCTTCAAGGTCTTGCTTGGCGTCTTCAATTAAATCCTCGTAATCCTCGTATTCTTCACAATCTGAGCCACAGCCCATACGTGCTTTTATGTTATTATTAATGGAATTCAAAAGATCATGAAATCTACTCATTTTTACACCTGTATGCTTAAGAAGTTATCTAGTCCCATTTGTTCGATAAGTTTGAGATAGCCCTCATACAAAACAATAGCATCCTCGCTGCCTTGCAGTAGAGGGATCATAACATTGGCTGTGAGTTCGTCCCCCACGGCTCTGGCGGCTGTAATGGTGGCTCTCTCAGCGGCGGCTGCTTCTCTAACAGAAGCAAGATTATATTTTAGCATAGCCATCATATCATGACGAACCCAAACAGGGGGACTTACAACTAGTGGCTGATAATCAATATCAAAAAACTCTAGTCTGGCTAAATTAATCATTGCATGCTTATGCTCTTCTTGAGCATCTGCTTTGATGACTTCTGCTAATTTCTTATAGCCCCATCTTTCTAAGTGAACAGCTTGAGCAGACAATACTGTAGTTTGTTGCCAATGAATATTCAAAGACTGCTTTAGTAGTTCTATAACGCTTTGAGCTGAATAATCTTCTACAATTTGTACTTCAGGCTTTTCTTCTGGTTCGGTATTCATTTGATCTACAGTTTCTTTTTGTACTTCTAGTAATTCTGAAATTGGTTTAATCATTTTATTCACCACGCCTTGCACGACCAGTAACGAGCCTTCCATTTTGGTCCAGGATTGTCGCAATTATGACGAGCCCTAAAACTTCTACGTCTTTCTGGAATATTCTTTTTGATTTTCATATTAGGATCGCCAAAGTTTACTTTGACAACATTCCCTTTTTCATTTTTGACATAAACACTAAATTTCTTAGGACCATCCGGTGTTCTAAATGGCTTATTAAGTGTAACTTTTCTACCTTGATATTCTGAAGCTACTATATGAGAAACATCATAGTCTTCTGTCTCTTCTCCAACATCAATATAATCCTCATTATTAGCAATAATAAGATTTAAACTGGTCAAATCTTCCGTCTCTCCACACTCTTCGCAATCAAAAGCGGTTATGAACCCTAATATTTCTAATACTTGATCGAATAATCCTGCTTTAGATTTTTTTGTTTGACCAAGACAAACTGCTATTCTTTGTTTATTATCGGGATAGTCCTTTTTCATAGTGTCGTTGCTCATACAACGAGATACAAATTTTTGACGATCCTCATTTTTTTCTGGCTGTGGGATTGGCATAAATATTTCTCCTGATTACTTTTGTATACACCCATACATAGCATTTGCAGAATTAATCCATGAATACTCTTTAGCCGTTTTTACTCCACCGGTATTAGTAGATAGTCTATTGTTATAGCAATGTCTCATATAGTCAATTATTTGATTTTTTTCTGATTGGCCAATTTTAGCCCAATTACCTTGTCCAATAAAAGCCTTGCCATCTATAGCCTTTTCTGTATTTTTTATATCTATCAAAAAGGCATTATCATGATTACAAAATTCAGTGTGTGAAGAATAATTTGTGGCAATAACAGGTTTGTTCATAGACATTGTTTCGAGAAGTTCCATATTCCAGCCTTCTGCACGAGAAGGATATAGTCCGCAATCAGAGTTAGCTATAATTTGAGCAACTTCTCTATGCGTATTTACTCCGCTATATAATTTAATTCTCGGTTTATTGTATAGATTCTTCCATGATTTAAGTTCATCGGCAGATGAATATGAATTAGTATGTTCTGACGCTAAAATATGTAGCTCTACATCAGTTTCTGCTGGAAAAGCTTTTTCAAATAATTCTAATAGAATATCGTGTCCTTTTCTGATTTCCCATTTGCCTATATTCAAAAATATGTATTTAGAATTATCTTTGGTAGAAACATAGTGATCTAAATCAAAAATATTTCTATCAACCCCCAAAGGAACAATATCTATGGGAGATTTTATACCATTATTTAATAAAATCTCTTTGGCCCATTGGCTAGTAACAAATATATGATCAGGAACAGATAGACTAGTTTTTTCTATTGATGATAAAGTATCTAGCTCAAAAAATGGCATTGCAAAATATTTGCCTCTTCCAAGGTGTTCTAGTAAATCAAATTGATGCCAGATTTTTACATATGGAGCATTAATATCACATTTTTGTCTATTTTGTATCAAGCTAGATAATAAATCATATTCTTGTTTAGAGGATACTGTTGGTCCTCCTATTGGAAAAAAGGAAATATCTATAGGTCTAATGGATGCTAATGCCTTCAGAATATTTAGAGAAGCTATGCCATAACCAGTACTGTTGATAGGAGCAGCAAAATTAAGTTTCATGTGTTTCCTTTTATAGTCCAAATGTAGGATTTCTATTAGAATGTATACTATTAACTTTACAAAACTGACCACATTTTGCCATATGTTTAATATGAGAAGCTCCGATATAACAACAACATGATCTAATCCCTCCTAGAAGTTCTTGTACTACTTTGTCTATTGTTCCTTTGTAATTAACAGTAATTTTAGTTCCTTCACTAGCTCTATAATGTTTTATATTGTCTTCATAAAGTTCTTGGGCATGATGGGTGCTCATTCCATAGTATGTAAATCTTCCTTTAGTTTTTTTACCAGATTGAATCTCAGTAGAATAAGATCCTCCTAACTCCCATTCTCCTTCACACGGATCGGTGCCAGCAAAATACCCTCCAAGCATAACAAAGTCACTACCAGCACACAATGCTTTACAAACATCTCCTGCCGTCTTGTGTCCTCCATCTGAACATATTAATCCTAGTTTTTTAGGACCATTTTGTAGACCATGGGCTATATAAGCATTATCTAAACAACAGGTCAACTGAGGCAAACCGCAACCAGTTAAAAAGCGTGTTGTACATGCTGACCCTCCTCCTATGCCACATTTTACTATATCCACACCACCATAAATTAATAGTTCTTGGGTGGATGAAGTATTAGTAACATTACCGGCTACTATAATAGATTCTGGAAAATGATCTCTGACTTTTTTGCAGTATTTTACAAACACGTCCATATGACCATTAGGAACATCTATACATATATTTGGCTGTATGCCGGTTTGTTCTTTAAATTCTAGTAAATGATTCAGATCGCTCTTCTTGTACCCTATAGATACAAAAGTATAATCTATATTCTGAGGATATTTACTAAAATAGTCTTTGAGTTGTTCTATTGTATGATATTTATGTAGGCACGTAATAATTTTATATTTAGATAATTCTATTGCCATACCAAAAGAAGCAAAGCTCATATTGGCACACATAATAGGAACACCAGTCCAAACTCTAGTAGAGTGATAGAAGGTAAATGTTCGTTCTGTAACTATTTCTGATCGACTAGACAAAGTTGATCTTTGAGGAACAATAAGAACATCGTCAAAGTCTAATGCTGTATCATTGATGATTGGTTGCATAATTTTCCTAAGTTTTCTTTAAAAATTCATCTGTATCAAAACATTTCCATTTAGTATGATCGTCAAAACCTGTTTCGCTTACGCAAATTTTTGGTCCTGTAATCATGCCTCTGCCTTTATAGTGTGTTAAGGCGGCTAAAATAGCTGATATCTCATCATTACAATCAATGATATATTTGATTTGACCAGATTTTACATAATATTTTGGCATGTAATTCGGGTACTATCAGAGATTAAAAAATCTCCACCTATTATAGGTAGTAATATTTTCATCTTCATTAATATGCATTAGGTATTTTTTAATATCATCCCAGTTTGAAAAAAACATTTCATGAGGAATTGCTCCAAATAACCAGTCGGGGGTTGCATCCTTACCTTGTTCAATATGAATTAAGATTGGTTTTTTCGATCTATTAGCATCAAAAATTTCCTCATATGTACCGCACGGATGAACCTGTAGATCTAAATTAACAATTAAGAAATCGCTAATATCAACAAGTCTTAAGTCTACAGCCCTAATAGTTTTCATCATATGAGACAATTCGTCATATCTATGTTGTTTTTTTAACTTAGTTTTAATAACATGACTGTCTTGATCTTCCATACCAATATCTGTTGGTTTGCTAATAGGATTAAAGACTGTTACTCCTAAGCTTTCTAAGAATGGAGTTATATTATCTCTCCATGTGGCGCCTCTATCGGCTACCCTATCCATTGCACCAGCTAGATACACTCTTTGATTTTTAAGTCTATTCATTAGTATTTATCACAAAATAAGAAAGAGAACAAATTTTTAGAATTATAATTCCGCTCTATATTAGAAGGAATCATACTAACCAATCCATGAATAATACCACAGATTAAAGATATCGCCAAAAACATTCCAAGAGATGACATTATTGATCCTGTTCAAGATATTTTAAATATTTTTGTCTCATTTGTTGAACCTCGGCAACCATTTCTAGTAGGTGCTTTGGATCCGTTGATCTTCCTGTTGGATTGTGATAATACAGCCCAACCGGATGATTTACCATTTGTATTCTAGCACCTCCGACCGCACAACGCAACCATAAATCTCCATCGGATGCCGTTTTGTAAGACTCATCAAAATATCCAAATCTATCGTGTATACTCTTTTTCCACATTGGCATACAATGAGGACTATTATTAATTAGTAAATTTTTTAAGGAATGAGGTAGACACGGATATATATGTTCATACGAGTTGTTCTCATAAGTTTCGTTAGGTATGGTGGATACATATGTTAATCCATATACCAGATCTAATGAAGGATCTCTCTCAAATGCTTTGTATAAAATTTCTGTACTATGTACATTTTTTCTATCATCTATATTCCAATTTCCTATAATAGGAGCAGAACATTTTTTTACAGCTATATTCCATGCCGCATATAATCCTGGATCAGATTCTAGTCTATAATACTTGATATTACTGTATTTTTGAGTCAGTGGTTCTATGGAGACTCTTTCATTTTCTGGAGATGCACAGTCTAAAAAAACAAACTCTATGTCTGAAAACATAGATTGTTTTAACATATTTTCAATATAACCATTCAAAAATTTTTGTCCTTTATATATAGAACAAAATAAAGAGCATTTATAATTCATATATATTTTTCTTTATTCTAAGGTGATAGATGGATTGTATGCATTAATGATATTTATCATATAATCTACTTCTGATGAGGTTAAGAACGGATGCATAGGCAAACTGGTGGCGGTATTACAATAATTTATAGTATTAGTATTAGAATCATAGCTTGGTAAGTCTGTATACATTGGTGTTTTTTCTATCGGTATAGGATAATGTATACCATGTTCTATATTATTAAGCGTTAGATATTTCTGAAAGTGTTGTCTATTATAAGTTAATACAGGATAGACATGATGTATTGGCAGGCAATAATTAGGAGTTAATGGCAATTGAATATTGGGGTTATTAATCTCTTTTTCTAGTCGGTTAACTATTTGTCTTCTTCGTTCATTCCATTCTTCTAAATAATCTAATTTATGATTTAAAATAATAGCCTGTAAAGAATCAAGTCTATGATTATAGCCTTTAGTAATATGATGATATTTTTTAATAGCTCCTAAATTTCTAAGAGGTAATAATTTTTCATATAAATGTTGGTGTGGAGTAACAACAATGCCGCCATCTCCAGCCGCTCCTAAATTTTTTCCAGGATATAGAGAAAATGCTGCAATATGGCCGAATGTGCCAGCATATCTGTCATATGCTTTTGCTCCGTGTGCCTGAGAAGCATCCTCTATGAGCCATGCATTGTATTGATTGCATAGATTTACAATTTTTTTCATATCGCAAGTGTATCCATATAAATGAACACATACTACAATAATTGTAGAATAGCAGCTAGAATATGTTTTTAAAATATTTTCAAGTTTATTAGTATCTAACTGATAGCATTCATCGCAGTCTACCAATAAGTAGTCGGCATCAGGAATAGCATTTTCAATACCAAAAATAGTAGCAATGTATGTATTTGCTGGAATTACAACAAGAGTCTTACCTTTAGGTTCTAGAGCCAATGCTGCCAATTTTAAAGCATCTGTACCATTTGAGACTCCAACAGCATATGGTATGTCTAAAAAATTAGCAAATTTTTTTTCAAATTTTTCTACGTCTGTTCCTAAGATAAAATCAGAACGATAAAATAAATCATCTAAATCTAATATCGCCTTGTCTTTTATAAGTGTCCACTGTTGATACAGATTATTAAAGGATACTTTCATAATTATTTATTTTTTTCTAATATTACTGTAATATCTAGTGTTTGTTTATAATTAGACACTGTATTATTTAAAAATTGTTTGACGGATATGGCTAGTGGTGGAGTTGTATCGAAAGAGATGTTGTTATTATTTAACACGATTTCTTTACTCATATCATCCCATCTAATGATATCTGATCCACAGTCTATAATATAGGTTCTGTCTTTGATGGGGTAGTGCCAACTAGCATTAATTTGTACGCTAGTATTATTATACTTTAATAGTCCTATACTACTGTCATTCATAGTACTAGTGATAGATCTTTTAAAATTAATCCATTTAACATAATTAGGAAACGAATCCAGTATATGGTTACATATAGAGACATCATGGGAGGCCAAGTCCCATTTAGCATCTGTGTCATATCTTACTGGACCAAGATTCATTCTATTGGCCATAATACTACTAATTTGTAAATTACGTTCTTGAATTAATTCTTTAATTTTATTTACAGCAGGATTTAATGTAAATAGCCAATCTACAAATAAACAGCACTTATTTTGTGAAGCTATACCAAATAGTTCTTGGACCTTAATAGGGTTAGTATCCAATGGTTTTTCACAAAATACATCTATGCCTTTAGTTAGAAAATACTGACATAGGCCATAGTGAGAAGAAACAGGCGTCACAATAAAAATTTTGTCACATATGAGCATCTCTTCATACGTAGATAGTATGTTGCACTGAGCGGTGATCGAATTGTTCTCTATGGGTTTTTCATCATATATGTATATATTATTTATTCCAAAACTATTTAAAGTAGAGAGTAAAATCTTACCCCAATATCCAAAACCGATTAATCCAATTTTCATAGATTCATTGTATTTCATAGTGTGCGTATTATTCTGGCTGGATTTCCAGCTACTACAGAATTCTCTGGAACATCTTTGGTTACGACAGATCCTGCTCCTATTATTGAGTTTTTACCAATAGTAACCGGCAATATTGTTGCGTTACTTCCTATCCTTACATTTGATTCAATAATGGTTGGTCTTTGAATCCATTCATCTATAGAAGGAGAATCGAAAATATCATTTATAAACATCACGCCATGGCCAATAAATATGTTATCATGCAAAGTTACAGAGCTACATAAAAACGAATGGCTGCTAATTTTGCAATTTTTACCAATAGTGACTTTGTTTTGTATTTCAACAAAAGGACCAACAAATGTATTATCTCCAATTAAACAACCGTAAATATTTACTGGTTCTATTATTTTAACTGATGCCGCGATATCTGATTCTTTAATCATTTTATGATATTTGTTTTCTAATTAAATCTAACCAAGTATTTATATCAAGCCAAAGATTATATTTTTGTGCTTCTATAAATAATTTATCTATTTTAGGTAATAATTCTTGATTTCGTAATTCGTTCTCATGTTCTAATAGTAAAACCGGAAATAGTCTATGTAAATATTTGTATTGTATCGGATTAAATGTTATTGGCACACGTTTAAGATAAAGCGTCTCATATATTCTATGATTATCTCCTGGGCCGTTTCCTTGGGGGCATACAACTGCTTTGTGTTCTAGAATATCAGTAATAAATTTATAATAATTTGAACTAGGATCCTGCCATGTAATATGATTTGTTTCTTGACAAATATTTTTAATAAAAAATCTATGATTAGGATTAGTGCTAACATTAAAATTAGCATAAATAGATTTAGTAGGGTTATGGTTAATATTTTGTGATTCAATAATGGTGGTGGGTTTTTCTATAGCGTGAGGCCATACGAAACCGTGTCCATCAACTTTACACGGTAATGTATTTTCTAGTCCCAGAGGTATAGATTTTAATTTTGGACTATCTGATAGTCTATTTTGACAAAACCATATTTTAATATTCTTAGGTGCTAGTTTTACTATGTCATCTGTGATACAGTAGTCGCTATTGCCTGTAATAAAGACAATCTTTTTATCTATATTTTTTATTTGTTGAAAAGCATCAAGAATATAGTCTGTTTTGCAAAAAAAGATATTTGCATTATCGTGTAAATAAGAGAATTTATTTATCTCTAAAAAATCAATACGATTCATATGATTTTTCTTCTGTTAGTTCTGATCCAGAAAAGATATTTATTTGTTTTTTTATGAATGCTCTTTCATCATTAAAAATATAAACAGATCTGGCTAAATTAATGAATACATCATCAAATAATTGCTGTTTTTCTTTTACTCTAATACTGTCTTCGATGTCCCATAATTTAGTATTAATATTAATTAAATCAGTATATAACTTTTGAAGATATTCGCTATCTTTAACAATTAAATTAAAAATAGGGCGCAATATGTCTAATTCTTTAGAGATATTTTGAATTTGCAAAACATTATTTATTTTTGTAGACTTAATAGTTAAAATAGAAAATTTATCTAATATTTCAGCATTAGATACTAATATTTGATATGCCATAGTCTGTATTTTCAATAAACATAAAACCGTTTCTATCATCAGAATCAACTAGGATTTTATAGCTAGAAGCAGATAAAATCTCTTGTCTAATTAATCTACATTTCATTGTTTGTGTATCATCTAGTGCTATGAAGCGAGATCTATCTTTTAGTAGACACCATTCGTGGTATGTTGAAAATTCTCCTCCGTCTAATAGTAGGAAATCTATAGAATCCGGCAACATTCTCAATATATTCGGACACGTTTGTAGATCATATATATCATTATATAGCCATATAATATGTTCTAAGCTTTGTATAGGATTTTTTTTAATATAATTATCTAGATCTCTAAGAGTAATTATAGATCCATGAATTAATTCTACATAATTTTTATATGGTGCTAAATTAGATTTAGCTATATCAAAAAATTCTTTATTTGTCTCTAAACTCATAAATTTACAATTAATATAATTATGTTTAATAATATTATCTATGATAACTTTAGTAGAACCTAAACCCTTCCATGTTCCTATCTCTACAATATTTTTAAGTATATGATTTTGAAAAATATTTTCTATATGACTAGCAAAAGAAGATCCTGCTAATATTTGACCATTAATCATAATCTACTATACTCCACTTAGAAGATATTTCAAAATTACACGGATGATTTCTGGTATCATGATAATATAATTTATGTGTTACATTAGACATACTATCTATTAGATGAAAGATTGAACTATTTATACAATGTATTTCATCGGCTTTTTGTATAATATCTATATAACTAAACAAATTATTTGTTTGATATTTTTCTAATACAAATCTATCTAAATTAGAATCTATTTCAAGATTGTAACGACCTTCGCTACACTCATTGTGTACAAATATAAAAGACTTGTTGTCTATATTGATTTGTGGTGGTAATGTTCTAGGAAATTTAAATAATCTATATCTTTCTATAAAATTTAATCCAACCTGAGCATAAAAAGATTTATCCCAATTATTAGGATCACATTTATTAAAACCTATACATAGTATATCTTGATGTGTGTCTTTTGCATATTTGTGACTTTCTTCTATTTCATACAGTCCAGCTATTGGAACTATATTAACATTATTATTTTCTGTATAAAGAGATCTCACGGTGGGTTCATTATGTTTTTTGCATATAAGATCTATTTTTTGTTTCTTAGAAAAATAATTAACTAAGCCATTACAAACAAAATGATCTCCTAATCCTAGATGATGATGTATTATCATTGTATTTTTTTAATGCTATCAAATATTGATTGTGCTTCTCTAGCATTTTTGCATCCGTGTAAAGCATAGAACTTAACAGGACATTTGTGTTTTGTATAAGTTTCATAAAGTTCTACACTATTATCTAAATTATTAGAAATGTAGTCTTGATATAAAGTAGCATTAGGAAAATAATTATATCCTAGATTCTTTTTTGCTTCATATTTAGACAATAAACAATTTAGAATACCTTCATCTTCTATATATGCTGGTATATTATTTTTATTAAACCAATCAATACATTCAGTAATTTCTTCAATAAATAGTCTATGGGTTTTACTGATGACACCTGAAGCATATACATAGGGCATTTTTGGTTTATTTGATGTAAATAGTTGCATCATATCAAATAATCTATCTTTATGCATCGGATTATCAAAAGGATTATGAGGATGAACTGCAAATAAAGGATACCTACTATTGGAATAGTCGTAATCATTATCAAATAAATTGTCTATACCGGGCAATGCTATCATATCTGCGTCTAACATAACGCATGTATCGTAGTCTTGATCTAATAATGTAGACCATTTATATCTATATAACATATTTAAATTATGTAGTGTACTATTTAAGTAAATGGGTTTAGATATAATTTGAGAGTTATTAAAATCATATGAAAAATTAATACAATTAATTATTAATTTATATTTACTAAAGGAAAGAATTGAGTCGGCTAATACCTTAACTAAAGGTAGCCAACGTTCAGTACAAAAAGTATTGTATACTCTTAGCATAAAAATTTATTTTATTTAACTGGTATATATGTATGATGAATAGGGTGACGTATATCTTGTTCGTTGTATACCTCTCCTACAAATTCAGAACCTATCCTAGAACTAGGAAACGGCCTTTTATCAAAAAACTCATCATGAACTATTTTATCTTCTTTTATCAGAGGATATAAAACTTTTCCAAAAAACTCATAGTCCGTACCGTATCTATCTGCTTGACTGAAATTTTGTATAAGGGGTTTGATATGAAATTTATTATTATTTTTATAACCCCACATCCCTCCTAAGATCGGGTATCCATGAAAAGGATGGTCTCTCATAATATGGAATGTTCTGTCACTACCAATCCATTCGTCAACAGCATTCTTTTCTCTAATAGACAGTCTAGAATCTGTATCTCTAAAAATAGATAGTTCTATCTCAGGATCGTCACAAGTAGAAAATCTCCAAAACATACCTTTCCAATCACCATAGTCGGGCATTAGAATAGTTTTTACATTAGGGAATAAATTAAGTTTATCTATAATGTAAGTAGGAGTCGATAACCCTATATAATAGTAGCATATCCATTCAGGATATAAAGATAGGGCTAATTCTGCGTTCTTAAGAGCCCCTACACAATAGATAGGTTTATTTCCCCATAAGCTAAATGATATAACTTTATTTTTTTTCATTTGCTTTAGGATTATAGTTATAAACCGTAACGAAATACTTACCCCATATATCGTCAATAAGATCACTTATAAAAGACCAATTACCCCCAGCTAGACCACTACCAAATTTAGGAGTATGAATTTCTACACTTTCTGTATTTTTCATAAAACCAGTATTCATATTGATAAACATATTTACTTTAGCCATGCTTTTGACTAATGCACAATAATTTAACGGTCTAGGATTAGAGGATGATTTGATACCATTTTGTGCTATCATATTAACAACATGTATTTTATGTTTATATTTAGGTTCTTCATATACTGTTAATATTTGCGCATATCCTAGATTGGCTTTTAAGAAATTTTTTCCTAATAGGTGGTAATCAGCTTTTACGGAAGGAAAATGCTCAGCAATTTGAGCGGCAAATCCTGCGCCGAATGAATCTACATTATTACATACATGAGGAATCAAAACAGTACAGCCTTTCTCTTTGGCTTTTACTCTATTATAGACTGTTTCAAACAAATTATGATTAGAATACATAAAAGTATTATGAAGGCTATGATTTTTATGAGACATTTTTACCATAATATCACCTATTAATTTTCGGCCATTTATTTTTTGGACATTCTTGATCAGCCCACGCTAATTTATTTAGAAAAACACTTTTATTATTAATATTACATCCGCAAACATTACATTCTGATTTTTTTTGATTAAAATATTCACAAGATAAACATATATTATATCTATAAATAATTTCATCCTTAGTGGATTTTGGAAATCCATTATAGACATGAAACCACAATGATTTAAGAAATGTTAGTATTCGTAGACGTATCATTGGTAGTTTTTGTTCTTTCCTTAATGGCTATTATATTATTTTCTTTATCTAGTTTAAATATATCTAATTTTTCAATTAGATGATTTGATTCTAGCCATCGTGATATGCCACTTTTTAGATTTATACATAATCTCTGGCCATTTTTCTTGAAGTCCGTAGTAACAATAAAACTACCAATTTCAGCTTCAAAACAATCACCGGCAACTAATTCTTCAAGATATTGCATATTAGTGATTATAATAATTGTCCCAATCTTCCCATTCTTCGTCTTGATAGCTCTCTTTTATCTTTTTGATTTCTTTTTTTATTTTATGCTGCTTGATGTCTTCGTCTTCGTAATTTGTCTTATGTTTAGAGGTTTTGCTCTTATTGAGCTTATCTCTTCTGTTATTCTTACGATCCTGAAAATCTTCTTGTTTTGACATGGTTTCTAAAAAAGTATATAAAAGTGAACAACTACTGTATTATATGATCTCATGGGATCGTGTCAACCAGTTTTTTAAAAAATACAACAGTTGACAAAGGTCTCGTAATGGATTATATATTATGCAGGTGGTGTGGTTAATATCTTACTCTAGGGCTTCTATGTCTAATTATACTTTAGTGACAGGATTATGGGATCTTGGTAGGGGCTCTTTATCTGAAGGGTGGAGTAGGTCTTTTGAACACTACCTACAAAACTTTATATCTCTGCTACAATCAACAAAAGACATTAATTTAATTATCTTTATTGATAAAGAGCACGAGTCTTTAGTGTGGGAACATAGAGACAGGTCTAATACTGCTGTTTATCATCATTCTAAAGATGATTTTAGTGGATCTTTTTTTCCATTTTTTGATAAAATACAAGATATTAGGACCAATGAAGGTTGGTTAGACCAAGCAGGATGGTTAAGAGATAGTACCCAAGCAAGATTACCTTTTTATAATCCTATGGTTATGAGCAAAATGTTTTTGCTGCATAATGCTAAGATATTTAATCCTTTTAGTAGTGATTACATGTTTTGGATAGATGGTGGTATAGCTAATACTGTTCATCCTGGATATTTTGGTCATGATAAAGTTTTAGATAAAATTGTATCAAATCTAAACTCGTTTTTATTTGTTTGTTTTCCATATCAGCCAGATACTGAAATTCATGGATTTAATATTCTTAAAATGAGAGAATATTGTAGGTCTAATGATGTTAACAGGGTCGCTAGAGGAGGTTTTTTTGGTGGACATATAGACAGTATATCTCAAGCTAATGAAGTTTATTACTCATTGCTTAATGATACCATTAACGGCGGCTTAATGGGTACAGAAGAGAGTATATTTACTATAATGACCTATCTTGATCCAGATATCTATAGATTTGCATCTATTAATTCTGATGGATTATTGTCTACATTCTTTGAAAATGTAAAAAATAATAATTTAGAACTTTCTGGTAAAAAACCAGCTAGTCGTAAAAACCATAAAAATAATGATGTATTATTATATATAAATACATTTAATTCTCCAGAACAATTACTAATGGTTTTACAAAGTTTTCAACAGCACGACCATAATTTCTTAACAAAAACCAAAAAAATTCTCATTAATAATTCTACTGATACTACATTATTTGATAAATATGATCAAATTTGTACAGAATATGGTTTTATAGAACAGATCAAGCAGGGAAATTTAGGAGTGTGCGGAGGCCGACAGTTTGCTGCTGAACATTTTGCGAATTATGGCGCTAAATATATGATGTTCTTTGAAGATGATATGTTATTAGATATGTCTTCTTTATGTTGTCCGTTTGGATTTAGAAAATCTATTCCTAGTTTTTATGATAAAGTAATAGCCTTAATGAATAAAGAATCGTATGATTTTTTAAAATTTAGCTTTAGTGAATTTTATGGTCATAATGGAGAACAATGGAGCTGGCATAATTTACCATCAGATAAAAAGTTGGAATATTTTGGAAATATCAACAAAAAACCCAATACAAAATTTAGTGAAATTAAATCTATTAACGGTATGCCTTATGCTGAAGGAGAGATTTACTATTCTAACTGGCCGCATATTATAGACCAAGAAGGTAACCAAAAATTGTTTCTAGACACAACATGGGCTCGTCCGTATGAGCAAACCTGGATGAGTCATATATATACTCTAACAATTACTAATCAAGTTAGACCAGCAATTATTTTAGGTAGTCCCATCACACATAATAGAGTACATTTTTATGACGGAAAAGATAGAAAAGAAAGCTAACGATACTATTTTTATACAAATAGCTGCGTATAGAGACCCTCAACTATTGCCTACGCTAAGAGATATGCTGGATAAAGCTAAAAATCCAGAAAATCTCAGAATAGGTATAGCATGGCAACATTCTCCTAGTGACGAGTGGGACAATCTGGATGAATTTAAACAAGATGATAGATTTAGAATTATAGATATTGATTATAAGGACAGTCAAGGAGTATGCTGGGCTAGAAACCTAGTGCAATCACTATATAAAGATGAGAAATATACTCTTCAACTGGATAGTCACCACAGATTCGTAGAGAACTGGGACTCAGAATTAATTCTAATGTTGACTGATCTACAAAACAAAGGACACGAAAAACCATTATTAACCGCATATATTCCTAGCTTTGATCCTGATAATGATCCCGCTATGCGTGTACAAGAGCCTTGGAAAATGAATTTTGACAGGTTTATTCCAGAGGGTGCAGTATTTTTTCTACCAGCTTCTTTTGATCAATGGGAAGATAAGTCACAACCATTACCCGCTAGATTTTATAGCGCTCATTTTGCTTTTACTGTTGGGCAGTTCTGTAAAGAAGTAAAGCATGATCCTAATTATTATTTTCATGGTGAAGAAATTAGTATCGCTGCTAGAGCTTATACTCACGGATATGATCTATTCCATCCTAATAAAGTTATTTGTTGGCACGAATATACTCGAAAAGGTAGATCTAAACAATGGGATGATGATGGTAAATGGGTTGAAAGAAATAATACATGTCATTTACGTAATCGAAAATTATTTGGAATGGATGGAGAAATTAATGATATAGATTTTGGTATATACGGTTTTGGTACAGTAAGAACCCTAAGAGATTATGAAAAATACTCCGGACTCTCATTTGCTAAAAGAGCCATACAAAAAAGAGTTAAAGATAACAAACCTCCACCAGATCCAGACACATCACATTTATCTGATGAAGAATTTGATAAACAATTATTGAGGATTTTTAAGCACTGTATTGATATACAATACGGACAGGTTCCGGAAAACGATTACGATTTCTGGGCTGTAGCATTTAAAGATTCTGATGGTAATGATATTTATCGTAAAGATGCAGATAAAGATGAGATAATTAGAATGAAACAAGATCCTGATGGATATTGTAAGGTATGGAGAGAATTTCAGACAGACTCTAAACCTATAAGTTGGATAGTTTGGCCTCATAGTTTAAGCAAAGGCTGGGCTGATCCGATAACAGGGTATTTATAATACTATTATAGAAAGTAATAACAATGGGTTTTTTACAAGCTTTATCTGTATATGATGTTGGTTCCCCTAAGCTAAGATTAGGCAATCCAAATGATGGTGGATACATTCTCAATCAAGCTATATTAGATAATACAGAAAGATTAATATCTGTAGGAATCGGAGGAGAGGATGCTTTTGAACTTCAATGGGCAGCACAATATCCGAATTCTGTAATAGAAGCTTACGACGGAACCTATCCTTGTAATAATATTTGTCATAAATTCCCAGATAGAATTAATAAAAATATTTTCTATGTTCATAATAATGTTGGTTTTAAAGAAAAAGATATACCTATTAATGTTATAGCAGATTACAAACGTAATGTTTTGTTAAAGGTTGATATTGAAGGAGCAGAATATTCTATCTTTGATAATTTTTATCCTGATACTAATCTAACTGGTTTAATTTTAGAAGTACATGATTTGCATTCAGAACAGAATAGAGGTAAGTTAGTAAAACTTATACAAGAAAATTTTAAAAATTTAGTCTTATTTCATATACACGGCAATTCTTGGGGCGGAACTTTTGACTTAAATCTAATACCTAATTCTGATAATTCAGTTATTGTTAAAAACTTTCCTCATGTATTAGAATTATCTTTTGTCTCTAAACATATAGTAGATAATTTATGTGTAGATTATACTAAATTCCCTATTCTAGGATTAGACACTTCTAATAAACCAGATGCTCCGGATATTGATTTATATTGGGTGAATTCTATATGATCTATATATCATTATGTTGTCTACCAGACAGAATAGCTTTAAAAGACAGCTTTGAGCAGTGTCTTAATGCTTTAAGAAATCAAAAAACTAGTTATGAATATAAAATATTACTTTGTATTCCTAATAAATTTATTAATTATGAAGAATTTTCTATTCCTGAATGGTTATTAAATATAATAGATCAAGATAATAATATAAATATTCTTAGAAGCGATATAGACTATGGACCAATTACAAATATCTTGTATCCCATACAATTAGTAAATATGAGTGATGATGATATTTTGATTGTATGTGATGATGATCATTTATATCATTGTGATATGGTAGAATACCATATGAAGAAACTACAAGAATATCCAGATAATCATTGTATATGTTTTAGAGGTAATGACCCCAAAGAAATGCGTACATGGTATCAAGATTCCACCAAAGTAGGAAAGCTATATAATAGTTGCGTACTGTTTCCTACGCCAAAAGATATCTATCTTAGATTTCCTGACCACTGGCACTCCGTATCATATAGAAAGAAACTTCTTAAATCTGATCTATTAGACCCTAATTTTTTGTCTATGACTTGGAATAATGATATCCTAATGGGATATTATGGATGGAAAAATCATTTCTTCTATTTATGTGCAACTTATGAAGACGAAGTTGACTATAGGCCGGTAAATCATGATGGTCGAGGATCTTATAGTTTTCCTATAGTAAAACCCTTACCATATGATAGTTATAGTGGATGTAATAGATGGAGAGCACAATCTAATACGGATATATGGAATCATCCAGTATTCTCACAAGTAATGAAACAAGATCAAGGAATCATACAACTATGAATATTATAGTTACACTAACAAGCGTCCCTAATAGATTAGAAGAAAGAAATGGACACTCTACAGCCAGAGAATCTTTAAAAACTATTCTATCTCAAAAAGTTTCTATACCATATGAAGTGCATTTTAATGTTCCAAATGAATATAGAGGATCTGATATTGAAATACCAACATGGTTAGAACATATGAGTAAAGAATATAATCATCTAAAAATATTTAGAACAATAGACTATGGTTCTATCACCAAAATTTTACCAACATTAGATAGACTTGATGATCCTGATACCTTAATTATTGTTGCTGATGATGATCTATACTATATGGATGGTATGGTGCAGGCTCATGTGGATGCTAGATTAAAATATCCTGAATGTGCTATAGGTTTTGCTGGTATGGCATCTCTTGACGGATCGTGCCACTTTTGTACCACTTTAGCAAAGGATACATATGTTAAAGTTTTGGAGGGGTATAAGACCGTATCATATTTACGTAAATTTTTTGACTTACCTGATTTTATTAGTAATTTCTTGGGCAAAACATGGAGAGACGATGAGCTTTTATCTGCTTATATGGGATATAGAAATATTCAAAAAATTGTTTTGTCATATCCAGGAGATAGTGATTTTACTCCTAGAGTAGAATCTTTTCCTGTTGTCGGTCATGTTCCTGCCGAACGTGGTGGTTGTAATGTATTTAGAGATTCTCAAGAATTTCAACAAATATCAGAAACCAATATATCAAACTTTTTTAAACTAGGATACTTAGAAAGATAATTATGTATACAAAATATTTCATTGCTATTTTCTTAATTTTATTAAGTTTTTATAGTACTAACTCGTGCTTCGCTCAGTCAGCATATCCTAATTATTCTGCTATGAGTCTAGATCATACCTTAACAAACTTTGTAGAAGCCCATACTTATGCATCAGTCAATAACTATAAGTATATGGCCCCACCAGAAGAGGATACGAGTGAATCACATGATTATCCTTGTCCTCCAGAACTCAAGAAAGATTTAAATAAACTATCTAGACTATATAATACTAAAAATTTAAAAGCATATAGAAAAGCTTTAAATAAAATAGAAAAAAAATATACAGAATCCCCTCCTGATATAGATACCGAAATTAAAAAATAGGGTTAATTATTCCGTATCCTTCATATTTTCTAATATTTTTATATCTAGGATTAGATAAACTAATAGCATTCTTTTTAAAAATATTTATATAATCATCTATAGACTTTAATGTATATTTGTTAGTTTTTTTATTATAGGATAAGAGCAATGATGCGCAACCTATAGCAAAAGGGTTACTCATGCTAGTTCCGCTCATTAATGCATATCTATTACCTGGTATGCATCCTAAAATATTATGGCCCGGAGCTAAAAAATCTAATGAGTCGCCGCTACAGGTAAAACTTGTACGATCTAGATTCTCGTCTATGGCACCAATAGAAATTACATCGCTATAATTAGCAGGATACATAATATCAGATGTTTCACCAGCATTTCCGGCAGCACAAAATATAATTTTACCTTTTTTATAGGCATAACGAATAGCATCTTCTAAAACTTTTACATTAGTTGGTGATCCTAGGCTCATACTGATAAAATCAGCATTAGTATCATCAGCAACCCAATATAAAGCGTCGGCAACATCTTTTAATGATCCTGTTCCGTCATCCCCAAGAGCTTTTACTGGAATAATTTTAGTTTCTGGAGCGACTCCTACCATACCAAAACCATTGTCTATAGCAGCAATAGTCGAAGAAACGTGTGTACCATGACCAGCGTTATCTGACGGAGGTTTTTTATGATCAACAAAATTCTTACCCGGTAAAAGATTAGGCAACAAATCTTGATGCATAAGATCGCACCCTGTGTCTATTACTGCTACTATAACTCCTTCTCCTCTAGATTGTCTCCATACTTTTGGTATATTAAATTTTTCTAATTCCCAGCCATATTGTTGTGGACTATTTATAGATAGGCCATAATAATCTTCTCTGATATATGGCAATAGCGAGACTCTGTTACGACGAAATAATTTTAAAAAATCCATTTTATTTTACCTTTAAAAAAGCCGTTTTATTTGATTCTATCCAATCAATATGTTCACTAATTCTAGTATGATAAGACTCTAATAAGTATAGATCTTTTTTCTGGTTTACTGGTTGACTAATAGCAGAGTGTATGCCAGCTAGTTTTTTATCAATAAAGAGCCCTCCTCCGCTGTCTCCAGCCGCTATTAAAAATTCTAGAGGTGTTTTATGATGAGTTTTAGATGGTGAGCAAACCAACACTCCTTTATCTATATAGTCAACCACATTAGATCCTGCTCTAAGCTTATTATCATAATCAGTTATTCCAGTAATAAAAGTACCAGGATGCCCAAAACCGGCTAAAAAACAAGTTTTATTAATTTCGTTTTTATCAATATACAGTTCTGGATATGTTTTTAGTTTAATATTTTTATCTACTAAAACTATTGCTATATCATTTTGACCTATAATAGGCATACGAAAATCTTGATGTACTCGCCATCTAATAGCTTTTATTTTTTGATCATTAATAACTATGGTACAGTGTTTAGCATCAAACATAAAATGAGCTGCTGTTAGTACAATACGATCATGTATAGCTACACAAGAACCCATCCATGGATTATCTCTATTATCCGTTCCTAGAACTTGCCCTGTATAATTGTACTCTTGAGCTAATTCAAGATGTTTACTATCATCAGTTTCTGGATCTCTTAGTCCGGCTAAAACTGGTAAACAAATAGCTAAAAATGCTATTAACCAAATTATTATTTTGGTTTTCATAATTCATATTCTTTATTTTATAAGGTCTATTTTTTACCTTACTTAAATACACCTTAGCGTCTTCTCTAACAGAAATATTCCAACTATTATAATCCATTAAATGTCCAAATATAAAATGACAAGTTTTACAAAGAGTAATTAAATTTGTAATATCTAGTTCTTTATCAGGATTAACATGAAAAGGTTCTATATGATGAACTTCTAGTGTTTTTTCAGAACCGCAGGCAGCACAGCTATTATTGGTTGATAAAAAAAGTTTTCGTACCTTAGACCATTCTGAAGAACGTGCAGAAAATATAGAAAACATATGCAATTATAAGGGCTTAGTAGGAGTTGCATAATCATTCGTAAAGACTATTGACTGGTGTTCTCCTGCATTTATAGCAGCTGTACCGTAATTAAAGCCCCATATAGAATAATGCGTGACTAGTCTAAAAATATAATTTAAACTTGAATTTAAATTACTAATAATAATTTTTCTAAAGCTCCAATCCGTACTTCCAGCCAGAGTCCAGCTCAATCCGCTATCTGTAGAATAATAAATATCATAAGAAGCAGGAATTGCTCTAAAAAAATTTGTATTGAAATTAGCATTAAAAGAATGATAATCCCATGTAGGATCGGCCCATTCTATTTCTATAGCACTAAATCCAGGTTTAGTAGATAATATTTGAGATGCTGCTCCAACAGGAATATTAGGAACAGGAATAGAAGATATTGTGTTGCCATATACTAGGTTTCCAAATACATGGGTGCTCGGATAGTATGCGGCAATTCTTATATCATATGAGTTATAATTTTGTAATCCTGTAATTATACCACTTCTTATAACATTAGAACCAGTAACAGGAAAAGAATTATAACTTAATATTCCTATAGTCGTATTATTAATTTGCACATGATATTCTTGTGGTGTTGTTATAGGATTAGCGGGGGCTGCCCAACTAAATACTATATGATTTTGTCCACCAACTTGAGTTAATAAAGTAGGATCGCTTTGTATTGGTACGGCTCTAGAAGGAGATAATGATGGTGTTATAGATACTGAAGGAGTAATAGAAGCAGTGATGGAAACAGAAGGAGTAACCGAAGGTGTAGCGCCTATTGTTGGAGTTACTGAAGGAGTAAGAGTATTAGTCGGAGTTATAGATGGAGTAGGAGTATTTGTTGGAGTAGCGCTAGGAGGCATGGGCGTAGGAGTAGGAGTGGGTGACGCCAAAGGATCTGAACAATACCAATTACTATAAGGAATAATAACATCTGTATTATTTGTATATACAGAATTCCAAAACATTTTTAATTCAATATCATCGCTATTACCAGGAACATACTGAATACTTATCGAATGTAATCCAGGATTTAAATAAATATTTGTATTATTATTGTATATAATATTATCAATTGTTATAGAATATTGAGCATTAAGATTTGTTACTAAGTTTAATTTGTATGAATCTGCGTTATCAATATATAATTGACCAGAAAAATTAATTTGAAAATTATTATCTAAAGTAGTTGGTACTCCAGGAAGATTAATAGTATATGGTCTACTAATAAAATTTAATTCTTTGTAATTTAATACAGCAACAATATTTCCTAACTCAGATACATTTTTAATATTATGAGACGAATTTTGATAAACTAGTCCACGAATACAAATATCTACCAAAGCCGATTTAGACGGAGTAGGAGAAGGGATTAAACAACATTTTATAGGAATAATATTGGTCATAAAACTATGGAATAAAGTTAATTGTCTGTGCTATAATATAAGATGGTGACGGGGTTGGTTCCGGTGTGGGCGATGGTGTCGGTGTTCTTGTTGGACTACGTGTTGGAGTAGCTGTTTTTGTAGGAGTTAATGATTGTGTAGGAGTAGATGTTGGCGTAATAGATACACTTACACTTAAGCTAGGAGTAACACTAGGACTAATACTTACACTAGGAGTATTCGTAGGAGTATTTGTAGGAGTAGTAGTAGGAGTAGCTGTTAATGAGCTAGTAATACTAGGAGTTACTGTTCTTGTAGGTGTAGGGGTCGCTGTTCTAGTTGGACTACGTGTTGGAGTAGAAGTTAATGTTGCTGTAATAGATGGAGTAGGAGATACTGAAATAGATAATGTTGGAGTAACAGTTGAGGTGCTAGTTCTAGTAGGTGTTGGTGTTTTAGTTGGAGTAACAGAGCTAGTAGCAGTTGTGGTTGGTGTTTTAGTTGGTGTTTTAGTGGGTGTATTAGTCGGGGTTGCACTATTAGTAGGAGTGACACTAGAGGTTGGTGTTTTTGTAGGAGTAACAGTATTTGTGGGAGTATTGCTCGGAGTTCTAGTCGGAGTTACTGTTGATGTTGGTGTTTTAGTAGGAGTATTTGTTTGAGTACTAGTTCTGGTTGGTGTCGGCGTTTTAGTTTTAGTTGGAGAAGCAGTAATAGAAGGAGTAGGCGTAGGACTGCGATCAGGCGTTCTAGAAGGTGTTGGATCAGGTGTTATCTCAAAAGGAGGTTCTGGACAGCACTCTGACTTAATTTTATTTTTTAAAAATTGATTTAATTTATTAGTCATAATTAATTTCTATTGATTAAATTATAATATTTTAGAGGCTATCAGACAACCTTTAGAAACAGCGTGTAGAGGATCCGGAGCATGAACAACTTCTTTTATCGTTAAAGGAAATTTATTTGTTACAAGCTTTTGACTAAAAATATCAATATATCCACGAGCCTGAGACGTACCACCAGCAACAACAATTTTTAATGGATTTTTAAATTTTGGTAATAATTTATGATCTGTTAATGCTAAAGATAAATGTTTAGTAGTATAATCTATTAATCTTTCATAATAAGAGGATACCGCCGCTAAAACAGGATTTTCATTATGTTCTCCAATCACAAAACCACCATTTTCTTTTTCGGCTTGTACAACACTATCTTTTTCTCCTGTAGCCACAGCACTCATGCGGTCGATCCAATCTCCGGATTTGGTTGTGCTAAAGACTACTGTAGGCTCACCATTTAACATTACACATACGTTGGTCATCCCGGCCCCACAACTTATTCCTATACCAGTGTAATCCTCACCCTCTAATTCAGCATAACACAAAGCTTCTGCTTCATTAATAGAAATTACAGAGTATCCTGATTCTGATAAAATAGACTTAACTACATCTTCATGATATCCTATATCAAAATCTTCATCTTCTTGGTCTACTGGTTGTGCTGGAACACAAAACACAAGTTTTTCATTTGGTTCTTTTGCTTGTCCAGCCACTTCTTTTAATATAAATGCTAAAACTCTTTTAGCATTCTTTTCTTTAGCAGATACGACCCCCTTGCTCATAGGTCTTTTAGCATTATCATTTCTTTCAATAGCTTTATCGATAGCATCTTGACCTAGTAAAATAAATGAACCGTCTTTATCTTTGATAAAAATTTTACCAGCTAAACCTTTTTCTATCATCTTAGATGCTACAGGAGTTGTTGGACTAATAGTATAAAATGCATCTCTAAAGTCTTTATAGACTATTTTCCCGTTGTCCTCTTGAGATAACACTATAAAACTAGTACCTACATCTAATCCTTTTGCCATAATTTAATTAACCTTTTAGTGTTTTAAGTTTATTTACAGAACTTTCAATTGTTTCTTGTGATTCTTTTATAGAAGTGATGTCTTCATATTTTTTTTCAAGATTATCTGTATTAATTTTAGTTACATATTTGGTATCATCAATAGATATTTTGCTTATAGTATTACTACTATTTGTATTTTTTGACTTAGTAGCTTTACTAATAGCTGACTGACTCCCAAAATTAGGCTGACTATTATAATTTAAACCGATATAAATACCAGCTATAAATACTAAATTAAATAATAATATTATGGTCAATATAGACAATAGCATCTCCATAGTCAATAGCCTCCAGTAACATTTACACCATTACACAAAAAGAAAAAGGGGGCAATAATGCCCCCTTTTATAATTAGTATTCTTAGTAATCGTAAGATTAATATTTTATATTAAGATAATACTCGTCCTTTTTGAGTACGCATAACTAATCCTTTACGTACTAAAAATGGTTCAATGCTATTTTCAATAGTGTCTATAGCAATACCTGTCATAGAAGATATGGCTTTGAGACCTAAAGGATTGTTTTTATTTTTCTTAAGTACTTCCATATACATTCTATCATAAGTATCCAGACCATTTTCGTCTATGCCTTGAAGGCTATAAATTTTTGATATAGAATCACCATCTCCGTGACAACTAGTATAATTTCTATACCACTGTAATCTGGAATTTAAAATTCTAGGAGTACCCTTGCTTCTTTTGGCTATCTCTAATAGATCTTCATCATTAATAGTAATAGATAGCTTTTCACAGTTCAACTTTGCTAGTTTAGCTAAATCATCGTCATTATAAAAACACAAGTGTTCTTTAATACTAAATCTATCATAAAATGGCTGACTTAGACTTCCTCCACTAGTTGTTGCTCCTACTACAGTAAAAGCTGGTAAATCTATTTGTTCTGGTTTATCTTCAGTAGAAATAGTTAACATAAAGTCTTCCATAACCGGATATAAAAATTCTTCTACTAATTTAGGAAGTCTATGAATCTCATCGATAAACAATACTGATCTAGGAGCTATACCTAGCAAATAAGGCATAATATTTTTAACACTACGTATATTTGCGGCATTAGTAGTATATAGGTTGACCCCCAATTCCTTTGCTATAGCACCCGCTATGGTGGTTTTACCAAGCCCAGGAGGGCCGTCTATTAAAACGTGAGGCATCACCGTATTAGTGTTTTTACAGCCCACCACAGACACTTTGAGTCTGCTTATAACATCACTTTGACCAACAATCTCATCAAACGATGTAGGACGAATACCATTAGACATTGTTATTATCTCCAAATAATTGTAAAGCCAATTTAATTAAGGAACCTGTTTCAGTATTACCGCTTTGTTCAAAAGCTTTTTGTATAAGCTTCTCTGATTCTTTTTTATCAAAACCATACTTTTGTAATATACTTATACATGTTTTTAGAATATCACTAGACAGCTTTAGTTTTGTATCTGTTTTCTTTGTCGTAGAGTTAGCATACTTAATAAGTAGCTTAGATACTCTTTTAGGAATATAAATATTTCCACATTCACATACGACTTTAAAGTTTTTAGTTCTTGCTTCATTTAACAAAAGCCAGTGTTCGATACCACATTCTTCATTCGAACATTTGTATTTAAAATGAACATCAATATCACATGGCTTAATTTTTCTAATTATCTTTTTTTGTTGATTCATCATCTTTAATCCAAAATACAAAGTCATTTAGTTCAGAATCATATGCTGATTCTATCATGCCTTTGGCAGCTAGTTCTCTAAGTAAGTTGCTAACCATTCTAGAATTAAGATCTTCTACTATATCACAAAACCCCGGTTCTGTCAATATGTATCTAGTTTCTCCGGTTGATTTGTTTCTTTGTTTTTTCAGATGATTTTTTACAATCATTTGCGTTTCTGAAACACTCAGAACTTTATTCATTTCCTCTATGTCTGCTGGCGACATATCCTCAAATAAAACCTTATCTACAGACTCGTTAGAAGAAGCTTCTTTTCCAAAGCTATTAAATACTAATTTACGGGTACTATCAATAAAATGATTTACATCTTTAATCACAAATAAATCTGTCATAATACAAATACTTTCTAGTTAAGAATATCGAATAGACCCTTGTAATAATTTGGTTGTTGTAAAAAATGTCTAGCGTGGGATTGTATATGTAATGAATATTCTGTATTTATTGGATTATAAACAAAATATTTTGATTTCCATACTTCCTGATGTTGATAGTTAATCCCCAAATACTGGCAAGAAGAGTATTCTTTACCAGTATTGGAGAAATAACTATTCACAGGTAACGACTTAGGAGGTATGCCCGACATTTCTGGCATAACATACCATATATTTGGTGAAGATTGTACGACATCATTAAGAGCCTCTTGCATCCATTTAGCCCAAGTATCCCATGCTGTTGGATCAAACTTGAAGTAAAATTTTTTGTACTGACTCTCTAGATCGTCCTGACTATGATTATAATCGTCGTCATCCTCATAATCATAATCATAACCGTAATCTTCATTCATAATAATATTATCCTATACAAAATTTATCACTAACTTGATTAGCAAGATCTTTAGCAGCACTACTTAGGAAACGATTGCCACTAAAATAGAGTGGGGTACTCACTTGATTAAGGAACTCCACGACCGTTTTTAAAAGTTTGGTCTGCTGACCGTCAAGATTTATATCTTCATCTCCAGCATCGCCTGAGAGTGTCTGTAGAACATCTGTATCATCACTCACAGGCATCACAGGCATGGGATCGCCATAGGCACGTTCAAGACCATTAAGCATCTTAGTCCCATAACTCTTATATTCGTGTGTATTTTGGAGACTATTCAAGATATCAGTAGCAACATTAGTCGATACTGGAACTCCAGTAATATCACTCTGGTTATAAGCCTTAGCATACCCCTTATACCATTCGTCGCTACACTTCTCAGGAATAATCTGTAGAGTAGCAGGCTGGCCGGTTAATGCGCCTTTAAGATCTGCCACATTAACTGGTTGACCAGTAGAACCGGGAAGCAGGCTAGTGAAATATGGAGCCTTCTTTTCCCACTCCTTACGCCACCAAGTATACGGAACACGATAAATCTGATTAGGTTTGATTGCTCTTGGATCACCATCAAAATAGTTAACTAACTTTTTCTGTAACCCATTCCAAAAAGTTTTATTGCTGCCTACAATCTTGCGACTAGCATCGTCAAAAATCCAATAGCACTGATAGCCATTACGAGTATCTATTACCCAACTAGGTTTAACAGGAAAACTATTGATCTTTTCCAAGAACTTCTTCTTTTTGGTCATTACAACGCTAGGCTTAAAATACTTGCCCTCACTATCCCTGCCTGCATCCATATCACAAAAGCAACAAGTAAATTGCTTGATAGCATATAGTTTTCGACCTCCATTTACATAAAAGTAAACATCAGAATGGTTATTGTCGTTAGCCCGCAAAGCTTCATTTAAATCACCAGTATGGTTCATACTACTAATCTTCTTACGAGGATTACCATTATAAACAAAGATATGACTTTGCTTAAAAGAATCTAAAAATTTCTGTCGAAATCTAGACCATGAATTAACGTGCCGTTTTCCAGCATGACTGTTACTCTTATCAAAAGGATTAAAACCAAGATTATCACTAAAACCGTTACTCATTATCTTCACCGTTTCCTACTACATCTAAACTTATATTGGGATAAGCACCATGCTTATCAGAGTCAATATATTGTGTAAAAGACGATTAAGGAATCGAACCTTATATTCCAGTCGAGCCGTTACCCAGACACACCATTTAGTGTTGCAGAATCGAACTGCCGCCTCATTCGGACTTGTCGCCAGACAATCGTCTCCTTATTAAAGATCAATACTGATCTTCGTCTTCGTAATCATCTTCTTCTTCATCATCGTCCTCATAGAACTGATCCCAATAATCATTGTCATATTCGTCATAAAGACTCTCTTCTTCATCATAGTATTCATCTTCACTAAAGTCGCTCTTATAGAGTGGCTTAAGAAGTTCACCTTGATATTCTCCAACTACTTCATATCTGCAAGTACGAAGTTTTTCGCAGTTGCAGTCATTGGGAACACTAACAACATCCTTGGGATTAATCTTAACAATAACAATCTTATCACCGGCCTCGACACTACCATAGCCAGCAACATAATTCAAAGCCCCAGCGTGAAGACCCTGAGAGCAACCAACTCCGCGATTATCGTCAACCTTTGCTCGTTTCATTTCACAAACATTACCAACATGATTATCAAATGTACCACGATACTTATCCATATAATCGCTGCGTACTGCCTTATATGCTAGAAAGTGACCATCCTCAGTAATCGGCAGATATTGATGCTCAAGAAAATCATATAGTTCTGTCTGGCTCTGCATACTTGGATTGTCCATCAGATTATTGAGAAAATTAACAAGCGGCTGGAAAGGCAGACCCTTGCTCATAAACTCAAGAATACGCTTGCTGATAGCACCATGAACTTCTTCGCCATCATAGAACACCTTGCCATTCTTAACCTCTACAGCACCATCACTAAATGATGCTACGGCACTTTCAATATCCACCAACTCCAGCAATTCATCTTCCGTAGCAGAACTCAGCCTTTCCATAATCAGCTTATAATTAAGGTGATCTGGAAGAATCTGATGAGCCTTATTATTAAGGATCAGAGTCAGATTACCGTCAACCCACATAAAAGGAACACTCATTATTCTTCTCCTGTTTTCCTGTGAAATTAAATCAAACTACCCAAACTTTGTCTAAATGCTTCCGCATCAATTTTAGAAACCCATTCCGGCTTGCCTCTATAACTATCGGAAAAAGCCTTGATAGGATTCTGACTATGGAGACTTCGGATATTACCATTAGTCTCGCTCACACCCACAATATACTTCAACATCGGTGCTTTGTCAACCTGTTCTTTAAGATTTTTTCTCAGTTCGCTCATCTTCGGCAATTTGGCTACAATATTAGAATTGCTCTTATGAGACAAGGACTTTGTTATAGGGTTGGTTTCAGCACCGTACATATCGGACAACTTATGATGCAACACCTTTAGACTAATATGATTAGTCCTAATTTTTGCAGGATCAAGTCCGTTAAGTTCATATTTAGCCAGTATCTTGGTCAACAAAACAAAGTATTCTGTTTTATCAAACCTTCTGATATCAAATTGATCTTTATTGATAGTATCAGTAAAGAACTCTATCAGAAGCCATTGGTCAATCAATTCAATCATATCCTGATTCTTAATATGCTTGGCATAATCCAAACCAAAAATATTAAAGATATGATACATAATCTGTCTATCTGATTGCTTACAACCGTAGTAATAACCGCCGTTATAAGCAGGATCGTTACTCTCAAACTCTTTTTGACAATACTCGATCACATCTTTGTATACTGAAACACTTTCTGAGAGTTTAGATTCAATCTTCTGCACATACTTTTTAAACCATTCATTAAAAGTTACCAGATTGATACCATTTTTCTTGAGTTTATCAACCGAACTTTGCTTGATCGCAAAAATCTTCTGACTATCAAAAAGTTTCTTACCGATAACGATATTTTCGTCCCGAGCAAGAGCAACAATTTTGTTGATAGCAGGATAACCTTCAACAGAAGAATATCTAACAATCGGAATATATACAATCTCATTATCCCCATCTTCGATATAGTCTACTAGAGTTTCTGACAGTTCCTTTAGGAAGCCAGAATCATTAAGATCATTTCCGCCCAAGACCTTGCAATCCTTATCTGCTCCTAGATCAGTAATAGCAAAGATTTCATCCTTACTAATAGTTCCGGTAGAACCCCTGCTTTTACGGGGGTTTACACTAGCCAGCAGACTACGATAATCCGATACTTTAAGTAGATTTGATTCGCCCCCAATATCAGCGACGATCTTATCAAAACCTTCAGATGAATCTTCTGGATGGTCGCTATCAATCATTAGATAAGCATAGCAATCATTCTGATTACAATACTTTGTCACGATCTTCTTAGCAGACTCTTCTCCCTTAACATCACAAACAAAGAAAGCAATAGGATTGGTCTTACGGTTATTCTGCCAGTAATACGCACCTTTACCATTCAATGTTTCAGAATGGATTTTGTCCGTTAGATAAACCATTCTGCGAGAGCGATAACCAGCAGTTCTAAAGTTAAACACATACAATTGCTTACTCTTTTTAAGAGTATACTCTAGATCTTTTCCAGACTGCAACTCATGCGTCTTGCCATTAGGGTCTTTCCAAGATGCACCAGCAGTCCAGCCTCCAGCAAGATCACTCAGATTATAATATGTTTGATAAGCCTCGACCAAATTCTTGGCAGTAGACAACTTATCGCTCATATCCTGTTTAAGTTGCAAATAAATATCTTGAGTTTTTTCTCTGAGTGCTTTGATAACTTGCTTGGTATACTGCAAACCCTCTCTGCTTACATCCATTTCTAGTTCACCAATACCAAATTGGATCTCAAGATACAATCCAGCATTAAGAATCTCTTGAACTAGATGCTTCCAGTTATCAACGTCTGCCTTACCAAAGGCTCTATTCCACTTCTGAATGTGGTCTGGTTGATCTGGCCTTTCCTCACCAATAATCTTGCTAGAATCTACTGGATATGCAATATTACCCATGATAGCAACAACACCACTACCGGGACTATTATGACTGCTAGGATATTTAGTATGGTCGTTACTAACTCGACCAATCTTCCATCCCTTACCATCGATTACAATATTGGTATGAGAATAAGAACCATCATTTACCGATGAGCAAACACCGCCATTAATGATCGGCTTAAGTTTGAAATAATGAAAGATTCTCTTTGCCTTAGATGTAAACTCATGAAAATCAAATTGTTTTACAGCAAAACTAATTTCAAGACCATTAGGTTCACTAGTATCTGATACTTTAATAAGATTCAGACTAGGAACCCCAGATTCATCCATAGCGGCGATATAAGAGAGCTTCTTACCATTATAATAAGAAATAGTACTAAAGCTCTTGGTATAAGCAAACGGGCTTTTACTACCAAGACCAAGACAACCAACAAAATCATTGCTATCGTTTTTGTTAGAGGCTCCGTATGTGGTATACAATTCCTCCATATCGGCCTGACTAAGACCAGTGCCAAAGTCTCTTACTGTAAAAGAAGGATTTGTTTGTGTTGGTAGAGTAACCTTAAAAGGATTCTGATTTTTTGCAGCAATATGTGCGTCGTAAGCGTTGGTACTCAACTCACGAATAACCGCCATAACCTTATCGGAATATAGAGAATCCGAAAGGATTTTAAACATTTTGCTGGTCTGTGCGATACTAAACTGATTAGCGGACTGAATACCCGCAGAATGAATTTCAACTGTCCTGTCTGCCAACTTCATTTTAAATCTCCAAAGTGTCGTTTAACCCGTGATCTCCCAAGTATACTATCGACTTTGCCCTTTGTCAAGCATCAGTATTTCTGGCTAGTTGCTGTAATACTGATATAACCATAATATATAGGAATAAGTCCTATATAAAATATATGAGGCAAAGTTATAGCAAACCAGCATCCCGAAACAATACAAAAACTTGCTAAAATCCATATTATAAATGAAGGTAATCCTATTTTAGTCAAAAAATAAGTAATTGGACCAATAAACAGAATCAATAAAAATACTAGAGAAGCTAATAAAGCCAAACTAGCCATCTAATTCCTCTTCATCTTCATCTTCCAAGTATTTTTCTTCCCAATTATTAACTTCTGGTAGCCAGCCCTCATTAGATTGATATTCATCGTCATCGTCATCTAAAGACTCATCTTCTTCTTCTATAAAGATAGTTAAACTATTTAATAGGTCTAAAATTAGATCTATTTTGGAAGCAATTACTTTTATATCTTTATGTAAGCCTTCTACATCTTTTTGAAGACCAATGATTTCTTTAGAAAATTTAGTATCTACTCTATGTATCTCTTTTCCGCTTTTAATTACTTCCTTCATAATGTCATTAATATCTTTAGACATTAGCTTCTCCTTTTGTATTCTGGTATATCGCCATTTTGAATGATTTTTTGATCTTCATATACGGATGCTATACGCCTATAAAATTCTTGCTTGATATTCTCTAATACACCAGTAATGATAGCAATCTTAGGATATGAAACATCACCCATTACTCCCGATATAATCCGAGAAAAAGCATAATTGATATCCCCACATATTGTTAAAAACTCGTCATTAGTTAGTTTCTCTTTATAGGGATTTGAGTGGGGATTATCTGTGTTTGGACTAACATTACCACGCAAACAATACATCATATCCTCTATACATCCATCTAATTGAGCCCTGTTTTCTTCTTTAATATATGGCATAATTTATCCTTTATAGTAATTAGTTATCGTATTAATTTAATCTAGTATTGTTTTTGATAATAGCAAAGACTCTACCAAATTTTTTAGTTCCCTTTTTGCTTCATTTATTAGTTCTATAGAAGCACCAGAAGCCCAAGCAAAATCTATAACAGCCTCTAAATTAGGAGTCTGATTATTTGACATAATATTTACCTTATTACTTTTTAAGTAGTGCTATTTCTGTTATAGAAGATCCCATAATAGCTTCAGCTATATTTATGGCCTGATTTAAACTATCTGTTTCAGTAATTTTAATACTACTTAACGGAATATCGATCCAATAAGATCCGTATACAACATAAAATATATCTCCATAATCGGGATTATGCAAAAGATACTCATCATAAGACTCAAAACTATCGGTATGCCAGTTTCCTTCAATATCTTGTATTTCTCTGACAGTATCTACTATGATATATTGAAAGTTTGGATGCTTATATTTTTCCGTAGGATTTTTAACAATTCCTCTGAATAGTCTATTAGGTAAACTAACCATTTTTATTACTATTTAAAGTATTAGAATATAAGTAAATTACTTTTTGTTGATCATCATATGGATTATTTTGTAGTCTTAAATCATATAAATCATTATTATGATTGATTTTTCCATATGCTACTACTTTAAATGCTTCTAGCTGTTGCCTAAGTTTTTTAAGTTCATCTTTAGCATTTTGCACAGTAAATAACTTAGGAACCAAGCCCTGTTCTGTACAACGCAAGATATAGTCTAATGGATTAGAATACTCTAACATATTTATGCAAAGCCTATTTTTGTTTTTTCGCCAGTAGTAACCTCTATCTCATCAGCATAAAACCACTTATTATCGTGGGAGCGGCCGTTCCACCAACTACATTCATATGTTATATAATTATTACCACGAATACAAATTGCTGTGATAGAACCATGTATATCGTCAGCCAATTTAACCTTACTACCTATTTTATAGATTTCTAGTGTGTTTTTAGTCATTATATGTCCTTACTTTCTTCACAGTCGTTATAACCATCTGAATATCCTATATCATATCCCTGACCATGACCCATAGTATACGCTGCCATGAGCCACTTAATTATAGAGTCTGTTCGTTCTTGTTCAACAGAAACTTTTATATCATCCATCATTCGATCTATTCTTGGGCCAAACCCTTCGTCTTGATGGAGCCATTGATCGAATGTCATAAGTTTTCTTTTCTATGTAATTTCATGTGACAATTGGCACAAAGAAGTTCGCATTTGTCTAATTCTGTTTGTATAATAGACCATTCTCGATGCCATAAGCTTGATAGATTATCATATTTATTTTCCCGATCAGTATGATGAAAAGTTAATACTTCAATATCTTTGTTTTTACAGCGTTTACATTTAGCTCCTAGATATTTGAGTCCTTTAGATCTATTATTTTTTCTTCTATTAAAAGATCTACAGGTCCAACAAACATTGTTTTTGTTCCATTTAAAATCTCTTCCGCATTGAGGGCAATTCTTTTTGGTATTTTTATCTCTTTGAGTTTGAGGAA